TAGACCATCCGCTCCTCAAAGATGTTCTGGACCGAATACAATCTCGCCACCTTGCTGTTCTTGGTGTAGCCACCGCCGGCGATCGGCCGCATCACCCGGATCCCATAGTTCGCCCTGGTCGCGAACAGCCGCCGCAGTTCCTGAGCCACCGACAGACCCGCCGCCTTGTCCTCGATCAGCAGTACGTCGACCTTGAACTGCTGGCACGTCTTGTGGACACGGTTCACCAAGTCGTGGATCTCAAGATGGTCGCTCCACGAATGACACAGCATCACCCTGTTGGACGTCTCGACATAGGCCCGCTGGAACACGCCCGGCGCCGTCTGCACATGCTGGGCCACGACGTCACCCTGGAAGACGCCCCACACCGTCAGTGCCGACGGATCATTTAGTGTGTTCTCGGTGTAGGCTGTATCCAAGCTGGCCACGAGGTATTCCATCGGCGGATACTGCAACTGATATCGCGGTTGCTGCGTCACCGGGTCCAGTTCCTCCCCGCCAGGCGGCCACAACTGCCACCAGTCGCGCTTGATGATGCCACCGCCGGCCGGCTCAGGACGTTGCTGGAGCTGACCGGCTGCGCGCCACTTCAGAAGTGATTTTTCCTGCCTGCGAACTTCGTTGTATCCAAAGCGCTCGGGCCACAGCAGGTCACCCTCTTTCTTGCGCGGATCCTTCCAACCGATCGACGTTACGAACGAACGCGCAGGCTCGAATTCCATAGGCAAGCAAAGATGAACCCAGTTCTCGTCTCTGTGTTTGTCCAATATGTGCCCAGTGAGGTCGAGTTCTCCAAGGCGCTGCTGAACCGATATGCGCGCACTCCTCTTTGGATCGTTCATGCGCGTGGACATCGCGCCATCCCACCATGTGTCATTCGTGGCAGTGATGGTCGCCTCGCTCAGCATCTCAGTGGCGGAATTTGCATCATCGACTACGAGGACGTCGTAGCCCTCACCAGTTGTTCCCGATTCAATGCCGGTGATCAAAGAGACGCCGCCCTGGTCGTTGGAAAAGCGGATCTTCTGGTCCTGATCGGCGACGATCTGAAACCGATTGCCCCATTTATTCCGAAACCATGTCGACTTGATGAGGCGACGTCGATTGACACTGTCGCGGATAGCAAACTGATGGGAGTACGACGCGAACATGAACCGGACGCCAGGCCCGCTTGTGTGCGTCCGCGTCTCTTGGGCCCAAGCGAACGCTGGAAGAACCACACTGCACAACGTGGACTTCAGGCACCGCGGGGGAATGTTGATGAGGAGATTGCGGATATCTCCATCGATCACCGCCTCAAGATGCTCAGCAATCGCATCGACCACCCAACCGTGGACGTACTCAGCAGAGCCCGTCCCGCAGAACCTCCAAGCGTACCGCAGGAAGGTCGCCATGCTCTCCTCGCACTCGACACGCTCCAGCTCGTTCAAATGCCAGTCGGCGTCGATCCGCGAGCCTTCGTATTCAATCAGAGTCGGCATTCAGCCCTTCATGTGCCGAGCGGTCGCTTAGACGTCTGCGCGTTCTTCCGCAAGAACTGCTCCTGAAACGCCAGCGCGGCCTTTTGCGTTGGGAGGAGTCTATGCTCATCGACAAGGCCGGCATCGACGGCCTTCTGTGTCCGTTGATATGCCTCATTCAACGCCATTCCAGGGTCGTTCTTCCGCGCCAAGCGCGCCGTGATGATATCGGCCTCGGTCTTGGTGTGGGATAGCCACTGCGCGACGTCCGATTCGACGTGAAATACCGCAGTGATCACGAATTCTTTGATCTGCCGTATCTGCTCCGGTCGTTGGTCCTTGATATCCTGCATGATGGCCCAGACATGCGCGCGCCGCGACACCTGCAGCACCCACATCACGAAGCGCCGGCGGCGCTCTTTGGCCCACGCACGGATCATCTTCATTTCGTCATCGCCTCTGTCAGCAATTCACGGATCGTCTCGGACCGCGAGCGAAGCCCGCGCTTATGCCACTCGGCATCAATCGCCTTGGCCATCTCGGGCGTGGCCGGGAAGATCAGGCGGACCAAAGGGATCGGAACCTCTGTCGCCTCACCCAGAAATGGGTGACCGCTTTCAGGAACGATGGAGGGGCGACGGGCCTGCCTTTTGGCGTTCCCCTCGCGAAGGGCTCTGATTTGATCAAGTTTGCTCATACCCTCATACTGAAGCCCGATGCTGCGATGCGCAACCGGAAAAGTATGAGCGTATGCGATAACGGGGAACCTGCATTCCACAGGCGCGTTCAGCCACCGGAGGCGCGCCCATGGTCGAATCCGTCATCCTGCTGCTGATCTATATCGCCGTTGTCGTCGGCCTGGTCTGGCTGGTGATATGGGTCCTGGAGCAGCTCGGCGTCGCCCTGCCGGCGCCGGTCGTCAAAGTCCTGTGGGTGATCGCCGTGCTGATCATCCTGCTGCTGCTCTGGCGGGTCGTTGGGCACGGCCTCAATCTGAGGCTGCCCTAAACGCCTACATCCTCGTTGGGCTCAATCGTCACGAAGTGCCGCCCCAGGCCGCGCTGGGCGATGAAGCCTTTCCAATCCGGCGGGATCACTTCCCGGCTCAGTGCCAGCTTGAGCAGAAGCACCATGATATGCCCCAGCTCGAGCGCCGTGACGTCGTCCCGCGGCCGGAACTCCACCGTAACGCCGCCGCCATCGCGCAACCTGATTGGCGTGAGCGGCCCAGAACGGCTGAGCGGCGCGCCTGGGCTTGGGTCAAGATCCATCTGCTTCTCCTTGGGTCTCTTTGGCCTTTGCCTTCAATAGCATGGCCTTGAACTGCTCGCGCTGCTTGATACCAAGTGATGCCACATCGACGACCACAGTGCCCGTAATCGCCTGGATCGGCCCGCCGTTGGGACCGCTGATCTCAGTCCGGTTCACGTCGCGCCATTCACCGCGCCGGCGGTTCTTGAGCCAGAATATCTGCGCCGTCGTGTTGCCATTCAGGGCGTCGCGATACATGCGAGCCGCCACTTGGCTATCGGCGAGTGCCTTCCCTTTTTTTTGGGCGTGTAGGAATTCTGGGCTCGTCCGTTGCCAATTGTAGAGCGTGCTCAAACTAATGCCCAAAACATCGGCCATTTCCCCGTCTGTGACGCCCAAAAGAGCCAGGCGCTGGGTACGACGCAAGGTCTGGGCATCTAACATGGATGGGCGGCCTACCTTGCGCGCAGGCGGCACGACGATCTCCTGGGGCTGTTTCTTGGCGCGAGGCATCAGTGCAGAGGCCTGTAGTTGCGATCCCAGTGGATTTGGGCCGCCAGGCGCGCGCGGGGCGTCGGGCAGTCCGTTTCGTGCTGGGCGACCTTCTGTGCAGCCCACAGGCCCAATATCCGGAAGGTCATCAGCACCCGGATCGGCCGGCCGTGCTCGTCCTGGCCGTCGAGGTACGTGGTCGGGATCACCGGGGCATCGATGTGCGCCTCATGCTCGTGGTCGATCGTCCGGCGCAGCATGCCGCGCGCCCAGACCCGCGACTTACGCATGCCCAGCATATGCGTCATCGACGATCACCTTGGCTCTCCCATGCTTCCTTGCTGACGTGCTGACCACAGCAGGGACATTCATGGTCTGAAGCGACGGCGACATAGCCTATGGGAGGAGAATCCCTAGGAGGATCGTCATCTTCACTATAGCCAAGAGTTTGGGCATATAGTCTCACAAGACGAACGCCCGATGCGACGAACATTCGGGCATGTTTTTGTGCAGCCTCTAACGTCGTCTTAACGCCGAAAGTGGCTCGATCTTGGGTGATGATATCGGCCATTATTCCGGCTCGTGCTTGGTGTGCTGGAACTTCCCTTTGATCTTGGCGTGGAAGACGCCGCCGGGGGACTTCGCCCCAAGCATCTCCTGGTGCAGATCGGCAGGAACGCCATCGTACTGGTAGACGGCGCCGCCTGATGCGAACTGGACGAACAACTTGTCATCCTGGTGATGCATCGCCTTGATGTTGCTGGAGTTTTCGACCGGCTTCAGTTCAGGTAGCTTGCTCATTGTGCTCCTCCTTCTGCCCCCATCGGGGCCGCAGCGATCACCTGGCTTAGCGATCGCAACGTCTTCATCAGTAGAAACATGCGACAGGCGCTGGCCGGGATGGGGCTTTCACCCTTCAACCAGCGGTAAAGCGAGCTCTCGGCTACCCCGCACAGGTCGGCTGCCTCCCGATTCGGGATGTCCAATTCCTCCAGCAGGAGGCGGAAGTGGCGGGGC